TAACGGATATAACGTAACGGTTACTGGCAATACATTAGAAGGTGTAAATGGTTTTGGCTCTGGCATTAGAATCCAGAATGATTGCGTTAATGTGACTGGCAACAACATTGAAAAGTTCCGATGGGGCGTTAATGGTAATACTGCCATACATGATGATAGTAATATTAGTAACAACAACATATACCACTGCTCCCAGTACGGTATTAATGTTATTCAGAGTGGTACGAATTGTATTGTACAGGGCAACAATATCACAGGCTTAGAGTCTCCTACTCCTTGGCTTGCAGGAGAACTTGTTATCTTAGGGAATAAGAGGTCAAACGGTGGGAATGTTTATAAATGCTCTCAGGCAGGAAGAGCAGATACAAGCGGCACCGGCCCTTCTGGAACTGGTACTGACATTGTTGACGGAAGTGCTAAGTGGGACTACGTTAGCGCCTTCACTGCGGGAGTATATGAACCCCTCACGGCTATTCACGTTAAAGGGCATTATGATACCGAGAACTACAACATCTCTAACAATTCTATATCTGGTTGTAAGAAAGGTATTAAGATAAGTAGTACCGATGAAGCTAAAACTGATTGGACTGTCAGTACCGCTTTTGCTTTAGGAGATAAGGTTGTAAACAACAGCATTAACTATAAGTGTACAACAGCAGGAACGTCTGCCTCTAGTGGTGGTGGCCCTACTGGAACAGGGAGTGCAATTGCAGACGGCTCAGTTGTTTGGCAGTATGTAACCGCAGGCTCTGAGATAAGTAATGTATTAATTACCGCTAACACCCTAAGCAATGTTACTGGGAACGGTATTGAGTTTGCAGATTGCAATACTATTACGTTAGAGAATAACCAGTATAAAGGTGAGGTTACAAATCAGTTTATTCGTCCGGTAAGTCCCAATCAGAATGTTACAATAAGAGATAGTCGAACCAAGACTCTTAACACCAATGCCGTTTCTACACTTCAAACTTTTAATACAAGTGTTGTTGACCAAGCCGTTAGAGTTACAGCTTCCGTCACAGCTAAACAAGGTGACGCTGAGTTTGCAGCCTATAAGATTACAGGGTTGTTTAAGGTATCAAGAGAAACAGTTATAGTAGAAGGAGAACCTGTTGTAGTTATTACCTTAGCACAAGTAGGTAGTACAGCAACTGAGTATTCCATCACAAGCAGTGGAGCTGCCTCTTGGGGCGGTGCAAGTTTCCTATCATTTGAGGGTGATTTGCTTATAAGGGTGCAGGGAACTGCGGCTACTCCGGCTACGGTATGGTCAGCTAAAACAGAATATGTGTCTACTACAGACGCTTCATTTTAATAGGAGGGCATTGTGCCTACTAAACTAATTACAAAGTACAGTACAACAGGCGGTAGTATTCCCTCTAGTGGTGATTTAGACACAGGTGAATTAGCTGTCAATATAATAGACAAAAGGTTATACACAGAGGACGATTCTAATAATGTAGTAGAGTTAGGAACTAACCCTTCTAGTCTTACACTTGGTGGAGCTGTTACTATTACAACAGGCTCAGCTACACCTAACGGGACTGTTACAGCAAACGTTGGTTCGTTGTACTTACGTACTGCTTCTAACGCTGAAGGTAATCTTTACATTAAAGTATACTCTACCGGCAACACTGGGTGGATACCGCTAACTAACTAAAAGGGATTTTATCATGGTAGAGGAAACTAAAGAAATGATGGACATAGCAGCAGTGTCGACAGGAGTGTTATCCTTAGCTGCTTGGTTACCGCCAGTGGCTTCATTGTTTACAATCGTGTGGATGGGACTTCGTATTTGGGAGTCCGACACAGTTAAAGGGTTAAGAGGAAAAGAGTAATGTCAATCATCAGTGCGCTCATACAGCCAGTAACAAAGATACTAGATAAGGTAATACCTGACGCTGACACTAAGCAACGTATAGCGCACGAGATTGCCACACAAGCACATACAATAGCACAAGCACAGATAGAGGTGAACAAAACTGAAGCAGCAAGCAAGGACTTATTTGTCGCAGGTTGGCGGCCTGCTGTGGGTTGGACTTGTTGCCTTGGAATGGCGGGTAACTTCCTTGTTATTCCGATGGCAAACTTTGCGCTTGCTTTATCCGGTTCTTCAATCACTATTCCCCTTATAGATTTGTCAACTATGTTGCCTGTCTTAATGGGGATGCTTGGGTTAGGTACGTTGCGTACATATGAGAAAACTAAGGGGGTTAAGTAATGGCTACTGGATTAGAAAGCGCCTTTGACCAACAAGAGGAAGATGTTTTTGCAGTGGAGGAAGGTGCCTCTACTGGTTACGGTTCTTTACAGGAAGCACTAGCTGCCGGACAAGATGCTTACAATTCTTCTTACTTAGAACAACGACAAAAGTCTTTAGATTCAGCTTTTAATAAGTTGTCTGAAAAAGATAAAAAGAATCTTGAAAAATATGAAACTCGTATAGACCGCTCTAGTCGTGATGCTATGGGTGTTATGGATGCACACCCAACGGCTTACAACTACATAATACAACAACGTAAGTTAAAGGCCGGTGTTAAAGATTTAGATTTAGATTCTTTAATGTTTGACCATAAAACAATGGGTCGTAAACAAAAAGATACGGATTGGTACGGTGAAGACAGCGCTTATCGTCAAGGCGCAGACGCGCAATCTAACATAGTAAAAGACTACTTAGAGGAAAGCGGTACTCCTCTTTATAAAGAACTAGAAGACGGTACACGATTGTATCTTACCACAGGAACTTCTGCTCACTTCGATATGGACGAGTTTGGACAGGGAGAAGGTAAGTGGATGCAAGCAGGTGACGTAGGTACATACAGCACTTACTGGGAACCTAAGCCAAAGCGTAGTTTTCTTGAAGGTATGCTTGCTAACCCTGTTTTCCGTACTGGACTTGCAATAGCTACAGGTGGTTTGTCTGAAGCTTATATACAAACAGGTAGAGCATTAACAGGGGAAGATTTAAACTCTGAAGACTGGGCCAGTACGATAACGGGTGGAGGCACTGCGGCCTTAGCTGCAAAAGCGGCTATTACTGGCGACCCTACAGCGTTGATTAGTAACCTAGTGACTGACAGTGCGATAGGAGATGCCCTAAAGACAGTAGGCGTACCTCAAAGTTTACTAGATGACCCTGACTTTATGGCGGGAGTTGGAGATGCTGTAACTACTGTAATAGACGGTGGAAACGTACAAGACGCTTTGGGGTCAGGATTAGAGAAGTACGTAAAGGAAGGCGGTAGTTTCGGTATAGAGCTTCCCGATGCTCCTGATATAGACATTGATTTTGGTGCTGTAGGCGATGTAGTTAGTAACCTAGCGTCAGGCGTTCGTGACATAGGTTCACAGATAGGTGACGTAACTGACCCCTTATTGTCTACAATAGGTGACGTAGGGTCTGCTACGGAAGATGTAGTACGTGAAGTAGGCTCAGGCATAGCAGACGCAGCAGAGCCGTTTAAAGAGCCTTTACAGGAGACTGGGAGGTTTATTGATGATAACCTACTGCAGCCTGTTAAAGACGCTCTATTGGACGGAGGAGGAGGCGCTATGCTGACAGGTATGGTAGGAGGAGGAGGTCAGCCTTTAGGTACACGTACAACGGACAGTTTGTTTAGAGATGAGTTGTTTAAGTTCTCTCCCGTTAAGTTCACTAACGTAGAGCGTGTAGTGCAGGACGCACCAAGAGAACAACTAGTTGACTTTAACGATGACCCTTTCGCAAGTGATTTTAATAACAGGAACCTATTCGGATGAATTATTTAAACGCAATAAACAGAGTACTACGTAGGTTACGTGAGGACGAAGTATCTTCCGTTACGTCCACTGCCTACGCTAAGTTAGTAGGAGACTACGTTAATGACGCTGTACGTCTCGTAGAGGACTCTTGGGATTGGTCAGTGCTTCGTAAGGAAATAGCTGTAGACACTGTAGAGAACCAACGTGAGTACAACCTTAGTGGTGTGTCACAGATGTTTAAAACATTGTCAGTGAGCAACAGCACTCAGAAATGTTATGTACACGCAGGGACTCAAGTAGGCTTACAGAATGACAAGTTTATTAATCCTGCTAACGCCTCTGTTCCTAACAACTATGTGTACACAGGCTACGTAGAGAACGTAGGTGGTATGGGTGTAGCTTTTTATCCTGTCCCTAATAAAGTGTACAACTTAAAGTTTAATGTTGTTGACAGGTCAGAAGAGCTAACGGAAGGTACTGACAATATCCTTGTTCCGTACCTACCAGTGATTCAGTTTGCTACAGCTATGGCGGCAGAGGAACGTGGTGAGACTGGCGGTGCTTCTGCTCAGGCTTTGTACGGCATGGCTAAGTCTAGCTTGGCTGATGCTATCTCTATGGATGCAGCTCGCTTCCCTACAGAA